AAAGGCTGTATTTTCGACGCAAATACCATTACCACTGCAGACTCCAGGAGAAGGAGTAGTACCTACGGTTGCTTGATTACAAGTTCCGTTGGTAGATAATTCAATATAATTTGTTGGTGTTGTATCAACTGGTTAATTTTTTGCAACTCTATAAATTAAAGATCCTAAATAACCAATTTCGACTGGAGAGAGAGGTTTTTAAGCTTTAGCTTTAATAAATGCAGCAGTTTTATCATAAGTCAATGCATCTAATCTTGGTTTTAGTTTTAGTGTGGAGTTGAACGGGGAGAAACCTGGTGATTGTGACTTTTTAAGTAGTCGTTGGGTGGCAGGCAAGCGTTTTCTGAATGTTGGGAAATGTTTATCTATATTCTGGGTTAAGAAGGCTTCTCACTTAAGTGAAGGTAAACAGAAATACTTACTTAAGTGTGCTGCTAATAGTCTTTATCATCTTAGCCCAGGGCACCCCGTGATCTCGGCAATTGTCAATAGGATATGGAAGGTTTGCTCAGATGTTAGTCCTTTTAAGAACGCTTCTAACTACCTAAAAGGATACAATCTGGATTATTCACATGTTGCGATTAAACGTGTGGAGGTGGACGATTCTATGCGTGCCGTGGTTGCAGAGGGAGCGGAAGGGTTTCCCCCGATATCGATACCAGCGCAGTTAGCACTGGAGAAAATTTTTGAACATGACCAGATAATGTATATTTCGAGTATTCTTAATGATTATACTCAAGTAAATGATTATGTGGATTCATTAAAATATTTAAAGGAACAAAATGGACAGTTTTTGAAGTATGACGGGCTTAAGATCGTATCTGAAGTTCTGAATTTGGTCTCACATTACGAGGTCGTTAAATTTGGTAACGAAGCGAATAATTTGTTAAGCCTTGATAGTCGAGAACACGTAAAACAAGTTGCTAAACTAAGTATGGAAAGGGTGCAGATTGGAGAAATGGAGATCTATTATCCCGATAATTTAGAACATACTTTGGACAAAATAAATAAATATTAAATCAACAAAAGTTTAAAGTATACATGTACATAATGTAAATATTTAATATACACATAAACTAATATCACTTAATTCAAATTTATTAAAACCATAAAAATTTTAAAATTTTTAAAATCATAAATATAATTAAAGGCTCTGCGTAATCAAAATCGTCCATGTGTGATTTTGGCCTTAAGCAGGGGGGTAACATGGGAGTTAAAAACTCAACCTAGTGTTTCTTAACGGTTACGTAATTGTGTGAATCCGTTCTGTTTATGTTGGGGATAAAATTAGTCTCCTCGTTAAGTGTTGATTCGACCTTAACGAGCTTCAGACTCCCCAAAAAAAACAGAACGGTTACG